ATAACGATAACCGTGAGAAGCTCGCCGGGTTTTATAGCCGGATGGGATTTAAAGAGCTCGAGATCCATTATATAAAGGACTTGCCTAATGCCATTTAAAATAAAACGCAAAAACGCCAAGATGATTATGTCGACCTGGGACAAGATGCTATCCGATCGTGCGCATTGGGAGGTAAATTGGGCCGAGGTTGTCCGTCTCTGCATCCCTCACAAGGAAAACTTTTTCGGAAAACGCACTCCCGGGACAAAGTTGCCGGTAGATCTTTACGACTCAATACAGATCATCGCCGCTCAAGTATTCGCCGCCGGTATGCAGGGATATATGACAAATCCCTCGAGCCGTTGGTTTGAGGTTGGCATGAAGGAGAAAGAGTTTACGCAAATTGACGAGGTTAAGATATGGCTCAAAGAGGTTGAGGACAAGACTTTTGATGCGCTCAATCAAAGCAATTTCAATCAAGAGATACATGAGACTTACCAGGATCTCGGAGTTATCGGGACCGCCGATTTATTCGAGGAGGAGGATCCAAAAACAGACGTCCGCTTTTATGCCCGGCCAATGGATGAGATCTGCATTATTGAGGATGCACAAGGCAGAGTCGACACGGTATATCGCAAGTTTAGATTGACAGCAAAGCAAGCCTTTGAGAAGTGGGGAAACAAAGCCGGCAAGTCTGTACTTGAAGCCTGGGATCGTGGAGATATCAATAAACGGATTTGGTTTATTCATGCGATCGAGCCTCGTTATCATAGAGATTTCTCCAAAGAGGACGGACTCAATCTACCGGTTGCGTCGATTTACGTCAACGTGGATGATAAAGTAAAGGTTAATGAGTCCGGCTATTTCGAGTTTCCGCACTTTGTTCCTAGATACGCAAAGAACTCCGGAGATCAGTATGGTTATTCTCCGGCGATGAGCCTGGCAGCAAATATTAAGATGCTCCAAGAGATCGGGAAAACTATCATCAAAGGCGCTCGAAAGATGATAAACCCAGCTCTCGTTTTGCCTCACGATGGATATGTTCTACCTCTAAGGACCGGGGACGGCGCAATCAATTACCGGTTGCGAGGGAAAGCAACCGATGTGATCCAGGAGTTAGGTGTCAAGGGCAACATCCCGGTTGGTCGGGATATCCAAGAGGACTATCGATCAATGATCCGCCAGGGCTTTTTTATGGATCTGTTTTTAATGTTAATGAATCAGACAAAGCAAATGACGGTCCCCGAGGTCCAGGAGCGCATGATCGAAAAGATGCTCATCCTCGGACCGGTTATCGGTAGGATCCAGGCCGAGCTATTGGATCCAATCATCGAGCGGACAGTTAATATCTTAATCAGGCGTGGAAGGATCTCTCCTCCTCCGGAAGTTATTGCCGGTCGTGAGTATAGGATCGTTTATATCTCGCCTTTAGCAAAGGCGCAGAGAGCATCCGAAAGCAACGCTATCGTTGATTGGTTGGGGATTGTTGGGGAAATGGCTAAATTGGTCCCATCGGCTTTAGATATGATCGAGGTCGATCGGGTAATCGAGAGGCTTGCGGAAATCAAAGGCGTTTCTCCGGATCTTGTTACAAATTCCGACGAGAGACGAAGAATACGCAGCCTTAAACAACAACTCCAAGCACAGATGCAAGAGATCGCTATGCTCAAGGAGGCCGCCGGCGCAATGAAAGACGTCGGAGCGGCAGAAAAGAATCTCGCAGGAGCTAACGCATAATGGCATTATCAGAAATAGAAAGAGAAGCAGCAAGGAAGCAGATCGAAAAGGAGAACGCTCTCCGGACAGCATACCGCCGAAAGTTTGGATCCGGTGATGTTGACGATCGGCTAATTATGGAGAACCTCGAGGATGTTTGTTTTGCACGGAGGCCGGCCTTTGAAGAAAACGAGGCCAATCAACCGTATACAACATTCCATCGAGACGGCAAAAGATCGGTTTTATTGCACATCAAAACGATGGCAACCGAGAAACCTCTGGACGAGGAGAAAATGTTAAAGGAGCTAGAAAACAATGAAGAATAGACAACTTATGTCCGCAATGTCGGGCAACATAAGCCTATTAGGGTTTACGATCAAGATGGATGGCGAGCCAACAGTCGAGTCTTTACAGGCCGAACTTAAAACAGCCAACGAAGGTTTGACAGCAGCCAACGAAAAAGTAACGGTATTTGAGGCAGCAAAAGGGGATTGGAAAACCGGCATCGATCCGGAACACGCTACCAATCCGAATCTCCAAAAGTTTGAGACAGCAAAGGATTTATTTACATCCTACACGGAGTTGCAATCTAAGATAGGCGCCGACACGCTTACCGTGCCAAAGGATGCGAACGATGCGACAGCTTGGGACGCTTTAGCAACAGCTCTCGGAGTGCCAAAGACCGGAGCGGAGTATAAGATCACGGATATTGCACGTCCGGAGGGGATGCCGTTGGATCAAAAGCAGCTTGACGCATTTAAGGAGAAAGCTCACGAGCTGAGATTATCTCCTAGTCAAGTCGACGGACTCAACAAGTTTGTCGTTGAGAACAATGTCCAATTATTTAATCAGCTAAAGACCGACGAGACAGAAAAAGCCAAATCGGTTGAGACGGAAATGTCCAACGAGTTGGGAGCGAAGTGGCCGGAAGCGAAAGACGGCGCTCAAAAGGTTATCGATAAATTTGCCCCGGAGGATAAAGAGATCGGTCCAAAGATCTTGAGTGATCCCGGAGCAATCCGTATGTTGGTCAAGATATGGGAGAAAATGTCCGAGGATGGATCCATCGAGGGCGATGGTGGAACCGGACGCTTGTCTCCGGTAGAGGCAAGAGCAGAGATCAACAAAATTATGGGCGACGATAAACATCCCTATAATGTCAACGATGCGCCTGGCCATAAAGAAGCCGTCGAGCGAATGACAGCTCTTTACGCTATGGAAGATGCAGGAAAAAAACAGTAACTTAACACCGGACAACCGGCAACGGCCCGGCATTGAGTTTTAGTTTCCGGACAACCTCGAAAGAGGCCCAAAAATGGATCAACGACCTGGCAACAGATAATCAGAGATCAAAATTAGATCAACTTAACCCAGGAGGAAAAGACAATGTTTAAAAAAATCCATGCAATTTTAGGTCTAACTTTCAAGGGAGACTCTCCGGAAACGCTTTACGCTAAGCAGTATTCCGACGTCGTTACTTTGAAAGCGCAGCAGAAAAAATCTAGGCTTCGCAATACGGTCATGCTTAAAATGGATGCCCGAGGCGAGGAAACTTTTATGGACCAAGTGGACTCGATCGATGCTGTGGATATTACATCACGGTATCAGGCAACTCCGGTCCACGAGCCTAGCCACGCCAGGCGTCGAGTATCATTGATCGGATCCGTAGTTAATCCGGTCCTTGATCCTAACGATAAGGTCAAGATGATCGTCGATCCGACTTCATCTTACGTTATGATCGGCTCCGCAGCGATGGGCCGCAAGATTGATGATCGTATCATCACGGCGGCAACCGGTACAGCATACACCGGCAAACTTGGGACGACGCCTGTAACATTGCCGGTAACCCAAAAAGTTGTGCATGGGGGAGAAGGATTTACCCTATTAAAATGGCTTGAGGCTCTCCAGATCCTCGAGGAAAACGATGTGGACGATGACGAGGAGAAATTTCTTGTTATCTCTGCAAAGCAAAAAACAAGTCTGTTAAACACAACCGAAATCAAATCGATCGATTACAATGGCGTAAAAGCTCTTGTTGATGGTAAGGTCGACACGTTCCTCGGTTGCAAAGTTATCCGATCGCAGAGATTGGGAACGGACTCAAACGGCGATCGCCAAGTGTTGTTATACACTCGCTCAGGCATTGGCCTTGCAATCAGCGAGGAAGTTGTGGCCCGGATTGATGAAAGGCCCGACTTAAACTATGCCAAGCAAGTTTATTTCCGTATGCACATCGGAGCAACTCGTCTCGAGGAGGAGAAAGTTGTCGAGATCGCTTGCAACGAATAAGCGGCCGGGCATAATTAAATAACAACCCTTTTTTAATTGGAGGATCAATCAATGTTTAAATATCTTCATGCAGCTTTAGGGCAGAGCTTAAAAGGCTTTGCGACGGTTTTAGGCGTTAACCGTACCAAGATGGACAACGCCATTGGATCCAACATCGTTGAGCCGGGACAGGATGGCTCCAACATCAAGATCCAACACGATACCTATGAGCTTGCGGCTCTGGATATCGACGATGTTATCAAATTAGGAAACACCTTGCCGAAGGGCGCAAGGATTATCCAGATCATCGTTACCCACGATGCTTTGGGCGGATCAACAACGCTTGATATCGGAGACGGCGAGGATGATGATCGTTACGACACAGCGATCGACACATCAAGCTCCGGTCAAGTTTTCTGCGACAATATCGCCGGCAAGGGGTATGAGATCGGCACGATCGCATTGGACAACCAGATCCAGGCCACGCTCGAGGGCGCAGCCGGGACCGGGAGTCTTGTTGTTGATATCCTTTACGCTCATGCTTAATTTTCTCTAACGAGGACAGGGGGGGCTTAACATTCACGCCCTCCCCTCCTCATTTTAACCGGAGGAGATTATCATGGCGTCCAAAGTGCAAATTGTGAATATGGCCCTTGTCCAATTAGGGCAACCAACAATCCTCAGCTTGACGGATAATACAACAAATGCAAAACGAGCCAATGCTATTTATGATATTGTCCGTCAGATGGTACTACAAGCTCACCCCTGGAACGGATCCACAAAACAGGCTGTCCTTACTCAGTTAGCGACTACTCCCGATTTTAAATGGACATACAGATATTCTTTGCCGGCAGATTCTCTCCGCCCTTTATTCACGGACAAGGATCGAGGGAATGAACGAAAATGGCAACAATACGGTAATGAGATATGGTCAGATCACGGAGAGCTTTCTCTTGAGTATATTTATAACAACGAGGACACGACTCTTTTTAGTCCCGGGCTTGTCATGGCATTATCTTCCAGGCTTGAGGCAGAGTTGGCTTATCCGATAACCGGATCCACGTCTCTCGCAGAGGCAAAGCTAAAAATATATGATGATCTGAAATTGCCGGAGGCAAAGGCTCTCGATGCGCAAGTTGGAGCAACTCAACAGCTAGACGACGGAGTTGATAATTGGGAGCAATCAAGATATGCCTAAAACTGCGCCCATCCAATCGAGCTTTAATTCCGGAGAGCTTTCCGAACTTATCGGAGGCCGGATTGATATTGCCAAGTATTTCAACGGCGCATCGCTCATGGAAAACTTTTACCCTCTACAATACGGCGGCGCTCAACGCCGGCCAGGATCGATCTTTGTGGCAGAGGTAAAGGACTCATCCAAAAAAACACGCCTGATAGATTTTGAGTTTTCAACGACGGACGTCTACACTATCGAAATGGGAGATCTCTATATGAGATTTTACCGGAATAGAGGGGCGGTCCTTGAGGGAAATATTGTTATTACTAATATCTCCTCGGACGATCCGGGACTTGTTACTACGGACGGAGCGCATGGTTACAGCGATGGAGACGAGATTGTTGTCTCCGAAGTCGTCGGAATGACGGAGGTAAACTCAAAAAGATATATCGTCGCCAATAAGAACGCAACGGATTTTGAATTGACGGACAAAGATGGAGAGGATGTTGATACGTCCGGTTTTACTGCGTATGATTCCGCCGGAGTTTGTAATCGTGTCTTTGAACTCACGACGACATATTTAGAGGCCGACATTTTCGATATTGATTTTACCCAATCGGCAGATAAAATTTATATGGCTCATCAAGAATACCATCCGAAAGTAGTCTCAAGGACCGGGCATACAGCATGGACGATAGCAGATTTCGCTTTTGAGGGTGGACCGTTTCAGCCGGTCAACACGACGGCAATAACTATGACGCCTAGCACGGATGCGGTTGGCGCCGGAGCAACTCTCACGGCGTCCTCCGCTTTCTTTACGGCCAATATGGTCGGTGGCGTTATCCGAGTTAAGGACGGTTGGGCGGATATCACGGCCTATGCGTCCTCGACCTCGGTAACAATCGAGATCTTTGTTGCCCTGGGGACCGGTCCGGCAGCCGTTACGGATTGGGCTATTGGATCGTGGTCGGATGAGTTTGGATATCCTGGATCCGTTACATTTTCAGAGCAACGTCTATGGTGGGGATCCTCTCCAACGCAACCACAAAACGAGTGGGGATCCGAGACGGCAGTATTTACAAATTACTTGCCAGGATCCAACGCATCTGATCCGATCGATATTGAGATCCTAAATACTAAAGTAAATGCGGTCCATTGGATGATCGAGGGACCGGGAGGATTGGTTGGAGGAACTCCGGCCGGAATATCTGTCCTTAATGGTGGAGGCTTTGATGAGGCGATCACGCCGGCAAATCAAAGGAATAGACGGCATACGACTTATGGATCCAAAAAGATAAAGCCGGCACAGATCGGCGAGTTTATTTATTACATACAAAAAGATGGCTTGACGATGCGAGAGTTTGGTTACTATTCGGAGACTTACTCCGAAAAAGGCCGAGCATTAGATCAGACGGTCCTTGCACAACATATTTTAAGCTCCGGCGTTACCGACATGGCTTATCAGCAATCGCCAAATAATATTTTATGGTGTGTCCGTACAGATGGACAGCTCGCAGCGCTAACCCGGGAGATCGATCAAGAGGTTACAGCATGGAGTCGGCATATCATCGGCGGAACGTATAACACCGGGGATGCAGTTGTTGAGACGGTAACAACAATCCCGGCAACAGATTACGATGAGGTTTGGATTATCGTCAAGAGAACGATCAACGGAGTAACCCGGCGATATGTTGAATACCTGGCCGATCCGCTTTTGGATGATCTCGACTCTGCGAGGTTTCTCGACTCCGAGCTTACTAAAGATGATCCGGTTGTGATCTCCGGAGCGACGGTAGCGTCTCCGGTTGTTGTTACAGCAACGGCTCACGGATTCAGTAATGGAGATCTCGTAAAGATTTATGACATCCTCGGTATGACAGAGCTTAACGCAAATACTTACAAAGTGGCCGGCAAGACGGACAATAATTTTCAGCTTACTAATGTTGACGACGACACGGACATAGACGGATCCGCATTTACGGCATACCACTCGGCCGGCGTAGTCAGGAAAAAGGTTACAGCATTGACAGGACTCGAGCATCTTGAGGGCGAAGTGGTAAGAGTCCTCGGGGATGGAGCGGTCCAGGTTGACCAGACGGTAACAGGCGGAGCGATCACAGCGTCAACGCCGGCGGCCATCTTCCGAGTTGGGAAGCATAAGAAAGCAAGGCTCCGGACAATGAGGTTTGAGTCCGGATCCGCAACCGGCACGGCCCAGGGAAAACATAAGAGGATCTATAATATTTTTGTCCGGCTTTACAAGACCGTCGGATTTTCAGTTGGTTACGATGAGGACAGCGCAGAGGAGCAAGAGTTTCGCACGGCCGACATGGATCTTGATAGGGCCGTGCCTCTATTCTCCGGAGATAAAAATATCCCATTTCCTCCGTCGGATGATGAGAGGGATGGATATGTTTACATTGAGCAAGATAATCCTTTGCCATGCACGATTATTTCATTGATGCCAAAAATGGAATTACACGATACATAGAGGAGTTAAATATGGGATTTGCGACAGCCGCTTTGCTCACAGGAATTGCCGGGACCGGCTTAACTGCCTACGGCCAATATAGGGCCGGACAGGATGCAGCAAACGCCGAGGAATATAACGCATCGATCGCATTAAAAGAGGCGGAGATCGCTAAAGTAAAAGGAAAGCTCGACGTCGATCGACAGAGGAAATTTGCAAGGAGATTTCAAGCGGAGCAAACGGTGGCCATCGCCAAGTCCGGGATAGCTTTCCAGGGATCCGCTTTTGAGGTTTTCAAGGACAGCGCCGAGGAGTTAGAGCTTGATGCTTTAATCTTAGAATACAACTCGGCAATCGAGCAATCGAGAGCTATCGATGAGGCAGACGTCCGGAGGGCAAGCGCAAAAAGGATCCGATCGGCCGGAATATTAGGCGCAGCAACAACCGTGTTGACTCAATCAGCCTCATTTTTAGCCGCACAAGGAAAAAAGGATTAAACGATGCCAAAAATACCACAAGCAACATCAAAACAAGCTCTCTCGGGGAAAGCTCCAAGCGTAAAAGTTTCTCCCGGGAGTTTTGCCGTTACCGGACAAGCAATAGAAAAAGCCGGCAAGGCGCTATCGGTAGTCTCGGCCAGGTTTAAGGATCTGCAAAACCTCGAGGAATATACCTCCGGAATGACAGGCGCAAAGAGGGCGCTCAAAGATCTCGAAGTTAAGGCGGCGGCGGATCCGGATATATATACGATGGATCAAAGATACTCCCAGGAAATAAACAAGATCAAGGCAAACGCCGCAAAAGGGATCTCCGATCGTGAAACTCAAATAAGATTTGGCGTCGAGTTGGATAATTTTTCAAGGACGAAAGAATTTAATATCCGGACGATTTCAAGAGGCAAACAGATTGATCGATCAAAGGCGACTCTCCTTAATGATATGGACCAATCAAGACAAGACTATTACGATGCAAGCTCTCCTCTCGAACGCAAACAGCTATCCAATCAAGTCGAGTTTAGGTTATCGGAACACGCCAGGCTCGGAGTTATAACCGAGAAGTCTGCGGCAGAAACAAAAAAGGCGTGGGATGATGATGTGCGAATTGGTCAAGTTAGTTATGACGCATCAATAGATCCGGCATTGGCAAAGAAAAACATTGAGGATGGCGCCTACAAGCTAAACGCTAAAGAAAAAGAGGAGGCGTTAAACGAGGTCGCCGCATTGGTAAAGAAACGAGAGGCAAGAAAAGAGGTTGATTTATTTCGTGGATTTAACGCCAATGAGGAGAATGTTGTCAATCAGATTGAGGATTTAAAAGTTTCCGATATTGATCGCCTGGAATTGATGGGATCAATCGGATCGCCTAATGGGATATCTAAAAAGTTTGCAGTAGTGGCCAGGAGAGCTATTACATCGGCAAAGGCTGAAAATCCGACGGTCGATGTTGGTAAATATAACGAGATACTCGACGAATTTGTGAACCTTAAAGTTATCAAGAAAAATAAAAAGAAACGAACGGTATCCTCACTCGAGGATATTATGAAATTTAGAGTCAAGGTCATGTCCAGTTACGCCGATGGAGATATCCTTCAAGGGCAAATGCAGACGTTTCTTAAAGACGTCTCCCAGGTTTACGCAGACAAGCTAACCGATAAGGCAGAGGAAAATCTAAAGCTCGCAGATCCGGCGCCCTGGTTTGACATATTCGATTGGACTAAAAATTACAGCGATGATTTACCGGCGGCCAGGATGCGGATCGCCGAAAGTATGTTGGAAAAGATCGAAGGTGGCAAGGACCCACAGGAGGCAGCTACCCTGGCCATTGATGAGGAAAAATTAAACTCAAACGAAATGTATCGTCTTTATAAGGGTAAGAAAAAAGGCGATCCAATAGAGACTCCGGCCGGAACAGTAATTTTTGACGGACTCGATGAGGATGGCGAGCCGATGATTAAGGATCCAGAATAATGTCAATGAGATTGAAAGACTTTTTAAGTACACAGACAACGGTTGACGAGACTCCCGGAAGGATGCGACTTGCCGACTTTATGACAATGGATCGTAAAACTACCGGAGAGGAGGGCGCTCAATTCGACGCCGCCGGTTTCTTCCAGATAACAGACGAGCAAAGGTCGGAATGGGAAGGGCAAGGCCCGATCGGATATTTTGAGAGTGCGCAGCGAGTCGATAAAACTGAAATGATCCCGGTATGGGGAGCGGTAGAAGGGATGAGCAGGTCGATTGGACTCAAAAATGCGGCAGATCGGATCCGTGCGGACAATTACGAATTTGCTCCCGGGAAGAAAGCGCAAGATCTCGATCAAGTTAATAAATATCTTTTTAAACTCGCAGAGGAGCAAGTCCGGACCGTTACGATCGGCGGAAAGATCATCGCCGGCGCAAGCGAATTGCCGGCATATATGGCCGAATTTCTTGCGACCGGAGGCATTGCGGCTCTAGGAAGGAAGGGAGTCAAGACGGCCGTTAAGCATACGGCAAAGAACGGACTCCGGGGAGTTGTTAAAAGCGCTATAAAAAAGAACGCCATGAGAGTCGCCGGAGCATCGGCCGGCGCTGTTACGAGGACCACAATCGGTATGCCTCATCGAGTTATTGAACAATACCAGGAGCGACAGCTCAACTCACAGCTTGCACTCACGGATAAAGGTTTTACGTTCCTTGAGTCCGCCCAGGAGAAACCTTTTATCTCGTTTATGAAAGCATACGGCGACATTGTTATTGAGAATTTATCAGAGGTTGCCGGTCCGGCATTAACGGCCGGAGCAAAGAAGATCATCCCGGCTAAAATGTCGAAGGTTTTAGCGGCTGCCTGGAAAAAGCTACATCCTAACAAGGCCGTAACAAAGCTATTTACGAAAGCCGGTTATAACGGATTTGTCGAGGAACTCGGGGAGGAACGTCTCGGGGATCTCTTGAGAGCTGTAACCGGTGTCGAGGATTTTGGCGCCGGCGATGGAGCTAATGTTTTGGATCGAGTTTTTGCATCGATACCTAACTCCGAGGAGTTTATGGTTGAGGCCGGGATTCTTGCAATACCCGGAGCGGCCAGGGCAACCGGATCCCAAGCGGTCCAACTGTATCGAAACCGGGTAAAGCAAACTCCGAAAGAGCAACGCCCGGGAAATATTGCAATCAACGAAGAAACCGGAGAGCCGATTGAGATCGATGGTCGGGAGATTACGGAGAAGGAACTCAACAAACTCGTTGAGGATATTGCGAAAGAGAGAGGAGACGTTGAGCTTGATGCCGAAGGAAAGCCGATTGTTAAGCCGGCTCCGGAGCCTAAAAAAGAGGCGCCCACACTCGAGCAGAAGATCCAGAAGATCAGCGAGGATTTTAAACGCAAAGAGACGAAAGCAAAAAAAGAAGTTAAGGCGGTCCAGGAGGAAATCATTAAAACGCTCGGAGAGTCAGATCTCACGGCCAACGATAAAGCTAAATTTATCAAATCGATTAAGAATATCCAAACGGTCGAACAATTTGAGAGACAACTCCCGGAGATCCAGGAACGGATCCAGGCGCTCGAGAGCAAGGCTTTTGCCCGGGACGTCAAATCAAAGATCAAAAAAGAGCTTAAAAAGATCGAGCCGACTAAGGTTGCCGGCAAACCGGTCGGAAAATTCACTCCGGAGATCCAAAGGATCCTTGATAAGCTCTCAGAGGCCTCTAAATTGACCAAGACGGAGGCCCAGGCTCAAGCCGTATCTAACGTCGAAATGATGGGCGATCGTATGCCTACGGCCGAGGAGGCGCTAAATAATCGTATGCTAACGCTTATGGGAGGCCTTGAGGACTCAACCGACGCCGATTTCCTTAATGATCTCCTGGATGAGATCCAAACGATCAAAGCAACCGGCAAAGCCGGCAAGCTATTACGTCAATTCGCAACGGCCGAGCGTTTCGATCAGATGAGAACGGATGCCAGGCAATCGATCATAGGAGACAAGCCTCCGGAGATCACAACAAAAGAAGAAAAAGAGTCTCGAGAAAAAAGCGCAAGAAAGAGCTTTTTTATCGGCCAATACGGATGGGACAATAAAATGGATTATCTGTCTCAAGACGATAAAACGTCAAAAGAAAATCAGAGCAATCTCTCTAAAATGGCCAGGGTAAGCAGAGAGATCCAGGAGGAAAAAGGCGGCAACCGAAGGAATGGAGAGAAGGTTGTCGATATGGTTGCTCGATCTTTTGGTTTTCAAGGAAGTAGAGCTAAGAGAGAAAGACAGATGATCCGCCAATTACGCCGGGACTCGAAGATTATCGATCTCGGGAACTTTACGAACCGGAGAGGTGAGTATATTAAATTTGAGATCTCAAAAGCCCAAGCTCGCAAGCTCTGGATGGAGTTGCAGGATCCTACTCTCCGGGAATCTCTTACCGGCGAGGAGCAAGTTGCCGCCGGCTTTGCCGAGATCCGAGGAAACGCATACAGCGAGGAAATGATAAACGAGATCAATATTTTCTTGACGGAGGAAGATAAGGCTCTCGCAAGAGAGCAGCTTAAATTTTACCGGGATTATTGGAAAACTGTCAACAAAGCATATCAGATCCGATACGGTGTGGATCTTCCTTTCAATGAGTTTTATTCTCCTATCCGCCGAAAAGGCTATACTACAGAATCCGGAAACGAATTTTTACAAGACGTCGGTTTCCGCCGAGGAGTGGGATCCGGATCCTTAAAGTCCAGGCAGCAGAACCTCCGACCGCTTGCTTTGCAGAATGATATCGAAGTTATGCAGCGACACATCCTAGAAATGGAACACTTTAAAACCTGGGCCGGCAAGATCCAGGATCTCAATGCAATATTTGATGGCGAAACTCGGGAACTTATAAGGAGGAAATACGGATCTTCTATACTAAAGTCGATCGACTTTCATATTCAAAGTTTTACATCCGGAGGGATCGAAAAGGCCAAAGGTTTCGAGGCGTGGGTCGACATTCTTCGAGTTAATTTTACTCAATCCGTGCTTTCTTTAAAGGGTGCGCTTACAGTAAAGCAGATAGTTTCTTTTATTGCATATGCTGATAATGTTCCTACTGCTGATTTTGCCAGGGGCGTTGCCGAGTTTACAGCTAACCCTATCGCAAAAACAAAGATTCTCATGGATTCCGAGCTTTTAAGGGCTAGGGGGAAAGGTTGGACTCGAGACACTAAAGATGCGTTTGCGTCTCAAGAGTTTTCTGCATTAAGAGCGACTCCATCATTTAAAAATATGCTTATGTTTACGTCAAGGTGGGGCGATAAGGGTGCAATTCTTCTCGGGGGATGGTCCGTGTATTCACACGCAAAACGCCAGGGCAAGAGCCATGAGGAGGCCATTATTGAGTTTGAAGATGCGACATCATCCGCCCAACAATCAGCAGATCTCGACCAGTTGTCCGATTGGCAGCGAGGAGGTCCTCTCGCTAAAATGTTCACAATGTTTACGTCCTCGCAAAATCAATATTTTCGTAAAGAGGTAAGCGCTATCCGGAACCTTATCAAGGGACGAATGTCGCCACAACAGGCAGCCAAAAGGATTTTGATCTATCACTTTATGCTCCCGATGCTTTTCCAATGGGTTAGTGATTTCGGGAAATGGGACGAGGACGAGCAACTCCGAGCGGCCGTCCTGGGGTCATTCAATGGTATATTTATCGTCAAGGATATGCTTGACATGATTGTTCGTTTGGGTATTAAAGGATATAAAGATTCAGATATCGCAATTTTTGACTCGGAACTCGAGGCTTTTCAGTTTGCAGAGGGTGTCTATAAGGCAATGCGAGAAATAGATCCAAACGATATTTGGATGGAGGATATCATCGAAGCATCAAAAGAATTATTGGCAGGAGCAGTCGGTCCTAGATACGGCCTACCAATCAAACAATTATTTAATGCAGCCGAAGGACTCGAGGATCTTGGAGAGGGAGACACGGTTGAGGGAGTCTTAAAGCTTGGCGGCTTTTCGCCTTACATTGTCGAAAAGAAAATCGATAAACCGGGGATATTCTAATGACAGTAACGAAACAGATAAACAAAGTTATTTTTGTAGGGACAGCGACAACGGACGTCTATCCATATAGCCCTACTTTTAGCATTTTTGCGGCGACGGATCTTGTCGTCAATGAGGTATTGATCGCAACCGGCGTCTTGACTCCTCTAACGCTTGATGCAGTTACAGGAGGATTTACGGCGGATCTTGACGGAGAGGGAGAGTTTGACGGCAACATCACTCTCTCGGATGGCAACTTGCCGGCTACGAAAAAGCTCGTTATCCAAAGCGTCCTCCCATTTACTCAACAATCCGACTATACGTCCTTTGGGCCATTGCCGGCCGAAACGCATGAGAGAGGCCTGGACCGTGTTGTTAAGATTTGCCAACAGTTGCAAGAGCAGATCGATCGGAGCATTAAAGTATCGATTGATACAGAAGAAGCGGCAACAAGCGATGAATTGATCGCACAGATCAACGCCGCCGCAATAGCCGCAGAGGCAGCACAATCGGCAGCAGAGACGGCGGAGACTAATGCAGAGGCCTCAGAGCTTGCAGCAGCAGCGAGCGAAGCAGCAGCAGCAGCGAGCGCCGCCTCCGTTGTCGTCGATGATGTTACGCTTGAGAAAACAACTGATATCCATATTAAAGACGGAGGGGTTGATACGACTCAATTAGCCGCTTTGGCCGTTGAAACTGCGAAGATTGATAACGATGCCGTAACAGAGGCAAAGATCGTAAATGATGCTGTACAAAAAGAGCATATCAATTCCGATGTAGTCCGGGCAGACAATGGGCTTTCTCAACACACGGACGGATCCTTGCAAGTAGATCCTTCCGATACAAATCCGGGCCTTGAGATCTCAGACGGTGGTGTTCGTGTAGATTCAGATGAGTCGACTATTGAGCGAGATGCCGGAGGTATTCGGGTTAAAGACGCCGGGATTTCTACGGCAAAACTTAAAACTTCTCAAGGGGAAGTAAGCTATGCTCCCGGTGGTAGCGGACATGGAGGATATGCTATTTTGATTGCCGGGGAGGGAACCGCTACCGGTGAAGTCCACATCGGAAGCGTAACAACTTCGTACACCACTAAAGTTAGTATCGTTATTGGTGCAGGCGAAGGCCATCTTACTTTACCCGGCGGAGAATATGGATTTTATCCTCAAAGCAAATCTGGCTCACCGGGCGGTAATGAAACAGGATATTGCCAACAAAGATATGTTACAGCTTCCGGTCAAGATCATTGGATTTTTTTACTTATAGACAAAATAACCGGAGATATAAGAGCTGCGTATTCTGCGCCGGATCATCCGATGTATGGGAACGGTGGAGACATTCAAGAGGTTCCGCATCCGTTTATTGGGAATGATTTGACAGGATTGGAAATTGTTATTCTAGGGAAATCTGATGTAGCAGAAGTCAAGGATAGGTCTACTAAAAAAGATACTATTCTGACAATAATAAATCGTGATTATACCGTCGATGTATCAAAAGAGGAGCCTTACGAGCCTTTGCATACAGGCCAATTCATAGATGAGGATCCGGTGATGGTTGATGTGCTGCCTACCGGCTTAAAAGTTAGGAAATTGAAGCATAAATAAAAGGAGATCACTATGTCATTTAGAGGCGGAAAATCAAAAGTAATTGTTTTATCAAAGGAGCACGTCGACGCTCAAAGAGGGGTGGATCTCAAAAACTTTCAAGATGAGGTTGCTATGTGGAGACAGAAGGTCGAGGATGCAAAAGAGGAGCTTGCCTCTATACAGGCTAAAATTGAGCAAAGCCAAAACGATCATAAGCAATGGTTGATCGATAAGACGGCGGAGATAAGTGGAGACATTGCAAAGCTCGAGGAGGCTAGAGTTATTTCGATCGATGAGCATGACAAGAAAAGGGAGGAGATCCAGTCTATTGTTGATAGGGACGAAGAAATCTTGAGTCGAACATTATCCGCAGAACGCAGAGGACGAGAAGAAAAGGAAAAAAGCGCTCAATATTTATCAGACGTCCAGGCGGAGAGATCCAATATCGAGGCAAAGCAATATAAACTCGAGAGCGATATTAAACATAATCAGGAGATCCTTAACGAGACAAACTTCCGGATCAAAAAGAATAAGGAGGCCCTACAATTAGGAGAAGAAAAGAGGCACGAACTTATCCAGATCCAGGGGCGCATCGATGGCGGTCTTGAGAGGCAAGTTGCGGTCGAGTCCTCCAATGAGGATCTAGCCAAAAAAATAGCCGAGCAATTAAAGACTCTCAAAGAAAAGCTCGCTCAAGCCGATAAATTGTCCAGGGATCAGAGAGAGTTTGCTGTAAAACAGAACGAGTATGATCTATGGTTAAAGGATAAAGCAGCAAAAGAGGCGGCGCAAATCGCAAAGGATAACGAGCTTAACGCATTGGAAAGGGCATTGCGAAAACAAGAATCCGATATCAAACGCCGGCTCGATATAGTTAAATCATTAGAACAAAAACAAGGAGGGGATCATAATGGATAGGAACACTTTTATTGACATAATGGCAATCGAAGGAGCAGCATCAATCGCCGTCGCAACTACCGGGACGGCTTGGTCAAAATCTTTTAAGATGCCAAAAAACAGATCTTTCGCTTTAGAGCTAAAGGTCGAGAGTCCCGGTACGGTTACGGTTGCCGTATGGCTTGAGCAAGGCAACGAGGAATTGACTGCGGCCGAGGAGAGCTTGACAAATGCAAACTATGTGATCCCGGAAACCGACAGCGCTTTATTTTCTCCGGCATCGGCAAAGGTTTACATGGTTGACCTCGGACCGGTTGTTTCAAAGTTTGCACGGATCAAGTTTATTGGTAGCGGCTCCAATGATGCCGGCACAATAATAACAAGGGCGAGGATTGTATTAAGTGAAAATGCGTAATCTATTACTCGCAATCCTCATCGCTATCTTATCAATCGGGTGGTGATGGGGATCCAACTATAATGAGAGTGAGGCTTGTTCTAAGTGAAAATTCATAAATTAAAAACAATCGTAATCATATTAGGGATGCTCTTTTCTCTAGGTTGGAAATGGGGATCAAATTATAACGAGGGGCGCATCCCGGCGCATGATGTGAGATTAAATGTTGATAATTTTGATACCAATTTAAGCTCCTCGGACACGGACGTACAGGCAGCGATGGACACGTTGGACGATTTAATTGCCGGAGCATCTTCTCCTTTAACTACAAAAGGGGATCTCTATGGTTTCTCGACTGTTGATGCAAGGATCCCGGTCGGAGCGAACGGACAGCTCTTACAAGCCGATAGCACTCAAGCATTGGGCGTTAAGTGGTCCACAATAGCCGGCGCCGGTGATGTAACGGCAGCAGCAGCGCTCGGAGACAATCTCTTGATTCGTGGCGATGGCGCCGGGAAAGGTGTCCAGAATAGCGGTATTAGCATTGATGATTCAGATAATATCACAGGAATAAATGATTCCAGTATAAAGCGAACCATAAACACGCCGATAGATTCTCAATCAATTACGGCCGCTTCCGATACAATAACATCTACAAATACTATTAATAACATTTCTTCCGACGCTGATTATTTAATGACAGCTACGCCGACGATAAGTGCCGGCTCTGATGGTCAATGGCTTGTTCTTAGAAATACAGGAAATTTTGTAATCACGTTACAAGATAATGGGATATTGGGTGGTTCTGATGTATTTCACGGCGGTTCAAACGGAACTATTAACCCTGATGATTTAGCGACTTTATTATATACAGCGGAGAATGGCGGCGGTTGGGAGATACAATCTCACCCGAATACGCAAGTTTCCAGTAATGCTAGTTCAATTACCGTAAGAGCAAGTGAGGCTTTAGGATCTGCCCTTCTTCCTGTTTATATTTCAGGCTACAACGTCGGATTAAGTTTAATGACAGTAGGCATTGCCGACCAGGATGATCCAGCTAAGATGCCTTCAATCGGGATAACTATTTCGGCTATATCAAATAATGCAACAGGGCAAATCGTTACAAGCGGTGTAATCGAAAATGTTAATACAAGTGCTTTTTCTTTAAACGATGCTCTTTATGTGAGTGATTCAGGCACATTAACAAACACTAAGCCTACGCTTGATGACATACAGGCGGTTGCTAGGGTGAGTCGATCTAACGCTTCTACTGGTTCTGTTATGGTTGTTGGGGCCGGAAGGTCTAACGATGTGCCTAGATCCATGTCAGCGACGAGTTTATTGTTATCCGGATTAACGGCTTCTGAGTTATTAGGAACAGACGCTTCTAAAAATCTTGTATCTCTTGCCGTCGCAACCTATCCTAGCCTCGCAGAATTTGCTTGGCTTAAGGGCATGACTTCAAAGGTAATTGACGACGACCAGATAGACACCTTCGCAGAGCTTGATGCTGTTGTTGCCGACAAGGCATTAGTTAATAAAGCCGATGGTGCTGTTTGGTCAGGAGTGCATAATTTTGGTGGGGCTACTACCCTTGAAATCCCACAAGATAAAACGACGGCAGTTGAAGGGCAAATTACAGTAGATGGTACGTCGGGGCAATTCAGGTATCATGGCAATTCAGCGCAGAGGGTTTTGTCCTATTTATATCCTGATTCAAAAACTGTTGAAAATATAGCGGCGGCAGACGACGCAGTTCCTTTCGGCAGCAAAACATACGCCAGGGTAATTACAAAAGTCGGGTGTCGGTGTATAGGTACTTGTACGACAGCCGCAGAATTTTCATTCTCTGATTCAGCAGCAAACGCTTTTACTTTAGCGGCTACTCCGACGTGCGCAACCACAGGAGCAATAACCTATCAAAATGTAAATTCCGGCGGTGCTTTAATCGCTGGTGAAGGAATGTTATTTAATGTAACCAATGCGGTTAGCCCGGAAACGGATTGGTACGAAATCACTTGGGAAGAAACAATAACAGCAGACTAAAAGGGGGAGAAATGAAAAAAATAGCACTCGTATTATTACTTTGTTTGGCCGTGTTGCCAATAACAGCTGTCCAGGCTCAGAATGTTGAATCAGAAGGAATTGGAATAATGCTTGATTACGACAGGGGAAGCATTGTTGCAAGAACAAGGTATACATTAAATGGACAAGCCATACAAGTTGGCGAAACGAGATACGATAAAGATTCCGGCGTTAATGAAGAAGGTAAGGCCGAGGAAATTGTGATAGGAGAAAAAATTGATCTTGCTGTGGAACAGCACCGGCAAAATTTAATCAAGAGAATAGCAGCAAACAGAGCATTTATTAATGAAGAAAAATTAAAAAGGCAAACGGAATTATCGCAAGCTGTTTTAGATAAACTTCCTGATATGATTTCAAAAGAAGAAATTATTGAGGGGGTAAAATATAAAGTTGTGATAGATGAATTAAAGATAGAGAATAAAAAGGGGAAGATTCAAGGGCGAAGGAGATATTCAGTTGAGGATGTATTTGTTTATTCACAAGAGATTAATTTTGACGAAAGGATTGAAGAAGAAGGGGATGCAGTAGATGCTCTTGTTGCTAATGTTATAACACAAGGCCAAAGGTTAAAGAAAAATCTTGATATGATTGAATTACTGAAACCAACGTATTTAGGCAAAAAAGGTGAAAATACTGAGGCAATCGAAACTTTTAAAGGTATAGACATAAAGGTTACTTATGACCAAAAAAATACTGTTACTGATACTATTATCGCTATTCCTGAATAGTCACGCATGGGCGGCTACTAACTGGTGCGACGATGCTAATACAGAAGTTTGTGTAACCTATGAGGATGGCGGTAGTGATCCAACAGATAAGAGTCAGAACGAGTTTACGATAACGAACAATGGAGTTAGTATAACAAGCGGCTCTCCTCCAGATACTTATTCTACATACTATGGCGATTACGAACAGGATAATCCTGACCAAATGACTCTTGACGACCCTACTGGAATACTAGACTACGAGGGCAATGGTGAGGACTTTTCTTTGTGTATGTGGGTTGATGATGAAAATTCTTCATCTTACACAGGATTAATGGCTATCTATGATACCAATGATGATTTTTGGAGATTTATGATATGGAATGATGAAAAGCTCAATCTTTCGCTAGACGCTATAGACACTTTCTCAGACAGCGTTTTATCTTCTACTGGATGGCAACATATATGTGTTACAGCAGATAGAGATGGAAGTTCAGTATTCTACCAAAATGGAGTGGCCGACGGTGGAGGAGCATTAAGTAGTGAAGCGTTGGATATAACATCTACAACTTTGGTTTTTGGAGATAGCCACAACGTAGGTCAAGATTATGATGGTTTAATGGATGAACATTTAGTATATACAGGACTATTAGATCCAACTGACATAAACGAAATAATGATAGGGGGTTTAGTGGGGGTATCTCCAGAAGTTAATTGGTGTGAACATGCTGAAATAGGAACCTGTCTAAATAAAGAAGAAGGCTCCGGAGAAACTACCGAGGATCAGAGTGCTAATAATTATGATGGAACTTTTTTGGGGGCCGGTGAACCGAATTGGAGTGCTACTGTTCCTGGTAGCGGAGATGGGTTTCAAGGGGATTCCGATTGGTCTTTAGATTATGATGGTAGTGATGATTATATTAGTGTCACAACTATGGGGAGTTTTGGTACAGGTTTAGATACCGATTTTCTTGTTTTTACCACTTGGTTTCAAACTAGCGATACTAGTAATATAATGACGTTAGCCGGACAATTTAATGCAACAGACAATAGGTCAGATTTTGAGTTTGTTATAAATAAAGACAATACGGATTCTCTTAATGCTCACGATCTTAAATTTTTTAGAAGGGATGATGATGCTCGAATAAGGGCGGGAACTGTAACAAAAGCTAGTGGGGTAGCTGATGGAAATTGGCATCATGTAGTATTTTCTGTATCAGATTCAGCTCATAATGTTTACCTAGATGGAGTTTCTCAAAGTGTTACACAACAAACTGGCAATACTGCTGATAATATGCAAAATTTTGAAAATGTTGTAACAATAGGTGCAAGAAATTTAAGAGGAACACCGGACGTGTTCTTTGACGGGTTAATAGATGAAACTGCTTTGTTTTCATTGGCCTCTGCGTTTGACAGTACTGACATAAACAGCATTATGATATTCGGATTAGTGCAAACTGCGCCGGCCGCAGGCAGAACAAGAAGATTTTTTTAATGACAGAACAAACGACAATTAGAGCGCTCGCTGCGGTGGCCCGGGATTGGGGACCGCTTTGGACGATCGCTACCTTGTTTGCTATTTACTTAATAGCAGAAAAAATTTATCATCACCGAAAGAGATCTCAGTACAACATCCTCGACAAACAGAGGGACCATGAGATCCAAAAATTAAGAACAGCTCGAGGAGAAATTTTACACGAATTGAGCGAGGCCAAACTTGATTTTGAAAAGCGCATAGCAGACATACGAGTTGAACTCGAAAAACGGACGACGTATACCTGGATGGAGGAGAAAGTCCTCCCGAGGATCGATAAATTGACAACGACAGTCGCAGAGTTTAAGTCAACGGTTGATCTGCTTATTAAGCAAGGTTTCAATAATAAGCAATGATGAATGAACGACGACAATTAGAAAGGCGTAATATGGATTTACATCAAATCACTAAAGAGATGGATAATCTGTCTCATACACTTATAGATTTAAAAACAATAGCAAAATGCTGTGAGGCAACATTGGGATCGATCAAGCCGAGGATCGGTATATTAGAGGAAAGACAAGATCGTTTAGCTGTCGACTTAGCAGCAGCAACGGAGAAAAAACCTAATGAGAGTTAGATTTGCATTTTTCAATTACAATAAGAAAAAGGTCAATGCAATCATATCGATCTGGACCTGGCTCTTTAATCCAAAGACGCCGCACGTTAGCCACGTCGAGCAAGGTTTTCTATTAGGTGGTGAGTGGAGATATTTCTCCTCTACAACTAGAGGCAACGATAAAGGGACAAGATGGATCTCTGCCAAAGGTTTATTTAGACATCCGGAGCGGTGGGAGATCATCGAGATCGAGGTCGAGCATACTAACGAAATGATCTCGAGAGCCAACAGCATCGTTGGATTGCCTTATGATTGGCTTGGTATTTCTGGATTTGCGACGCCTTTCGGATTGCTAAATAAAAAGTTAGCCTGGTATTGCTCCGAGGCTTGTTATTTTGTCCTCTCGGGGAAATGGAAAAAGCGGATATCCCCGAGGAGACTTTACTCATATATAAACAAGAAATATGCTAATAAACTAAGGAGAGTGTCCAATGCTTAAAAAATTATCCGTAATTTTTGTCTGTTTATTATTAGCCGGTTGCGCTCATGTTTCAATAACCGAATCAATTTTCGACGGAGAGACAAACGGATTTAATCCTTACGGCAACGGCGATGCAAAGATTTCCAGAGTATCAGCCTGGGGAACAAGTGAAACGCTAGTTTTAGAAGCAATGGAGATCTATAGATCTTTAGTAGTTGTCGAGGACAGAGATACCGAGCTGTCAAGCGGAAAGGAGGAGATTATAGAATAAGATTGACCGGGGGAATAAATACGACTAGAATGTATACAGTTAAAAAATCAATCAAAAGGGAGATAAGACAATGAAAAGATTATTAATAGCATTATTGGTTTTAGGTCTGATGGCAGTAACGGCTCCGGCTATTGCGGCCGTTGGCTTTACTATCGAAGGACAAAGTAAGCGAGGAGAGGCTACAACCCTCAACTTTGTTGGTCCGGACGCAATGACTTTTAATGGAAGCAAGCTAAATATTCCTGTCGTAGATGAGGATCTCTATGCGGCCGGCATCGCAGACGGCGGAGCAACGTCTATGGCGTCGAGCGATCTAGCTGTCCCGATTGGGTATTCTTATATTCGGAAAGCTATTGAGCAAACGGACACCGCATTTATAGCCGGGACAATGGCCGACGGAAAGCCTGGACAGCTTTTGACGCTTCATATTACGGAGCAGCCTGGCTCTCAAGTCTTTACGGTTACACCGGCAACGTCGACCGGTTTCGCATCTATCGGCTTTGATGCCGTCGGCGAAATTGCGACGTTTTGGTTTGTGGACGATACGACCGGATGGGTTTTGTTTGGCAGCACAAATGCAACAATCAATTTACCATAAGGCATGAGAAAAGCACTCTCGTATTTATTACCCTTATTAGTCGCTTTCTTTGCCTTATGTCCCCCGATTGACTTCCGGGTTCCTAGTCCGACCGAGCATTGGCCGTTTTTAATAACAGCCGCCGGCTTCCTGGGGATCCGGATCCTTTTTATGCGAGTCAATCCGATCGTTAAAGTGGTCCCTCTGATCGCTTTAATAATCTGCTTTTTTGGATCCATTCAAGTTGTTTGCTTCAACGCATATGTCCAGATCGTCTTTTGCGCATACCTCTATATCGGACTTACCCGGATGCACTCCTGGCGCCCCATGTTTGCCACGTTAAAAGCCCTCCTGGTGTTCAACGCCCTACTCTTATTTATGCAATATATGGGATCCGATATGATGCTCAATTTCGGACTCGCCTATGAGATCACTTGCTATGGAGTTGTTGGCCAACATATGCAGATGGGATCCTTTTCTTTGGTCCTAGCGAGCGCCCTGGCGATCATTTCGCCCTGGTTCCTCGTATTCCCTATTATAACGGCCTTGATCTGTAACTCATCCTGGACCATTGCTTGTGTAGGATCCGGCGCTCTAGCCTATGCTGCGGCTCGTAGGAAGTGGCTCCCTGTGGTCATGGGGATCCTCCTGGTGGTCGGGTTTGTCTATATGGCTCACGCAACCGGCAAGATTCCGGCAAATACCGGAGGCAACGGCCGGCTCGAAGTTTGGCGCCGAACTGTTCACTTGTTGAACGATAGGCCCTGGAACGGATGGGGACCGGGATCCTTTAAAGGTGTTTTCCCGGCGCTTTCGGATATGACCGGGATCCCCTGGAAAACAGCGCACAACGATTGGCTCCAATTTGCTTTTGAGTTAGGTTATCCGGCTTTTAGTTATCTCGTTATGGCCTGGATGTTTTTATTTTACAAGCTCGTTAAAAATTGCCAAAGATCCGGAGCGCCGATTTTGATCGCCGCCTTTGTTATGATCTCCCTCGATATGATTGTCCACTTCCCGACGAGGATGGAACAATGCAACCCTCTCATCCTTACCCTCCTGGCTTACATCCAATTATGGCTCCAAAAAACATCGATAGAAATATAAAATAAAATCGCTTGACATTGTTTTACTTTCGTTTTACCATACCAAACATAAAGGAGGTGGTCAAATGGCATTAAAAACGATTGTAAATTTTAGATCCACAAAAGATGAAAAGTATCTCATGTGTCGAGAAGCAAAGCGGAGAGGAGTAACCCTTTCCGTTTTTTTGTCTCTACTATGGGAGGAGGACAAGGAACGCCGGGATAATTGGCGCAAGCTAAAAGACTATGTGCGTCAAGTTACTAATCGCCTGGTCAAACAGGGTGTAATAAAAAAAGGTGTCTGTGAAGATTGCGGAGATTCGGACGTCGTACCTCACCATGAGGATTATTACAATCCATATAAGGTTGTTTGGGTTTGCAAAAAACATCATAAAGGAAAGGAGGCGATCAACGATGGAACAGGTCGACAGAGCTAAAAATCAAGACGTAAAAGAGGCGGCCATACTAATGATTATCGTTTTAGTGTTATTCCTGACGCAGTTAATTAGTTGCGATCCGGCCTTTTCAGCCGAGAGGAATTATAACAAAGCTGTAATCCATCACACCGATAGCGGATGCTCGACAACGATCGAGGATATCCGCCGGTGGCACGTCGACGAGAATGGATGGGATGATGTTGGCTATCATCTTGTCATTGCTTGCGACGGATCCATTCTCCCAGGGCGAGACTATTACAAGAAAGGCGCCCATGCCCGGGGCCGCAATCATTGGGCCGGGATTGCTTTAATTGGTAAAGAAAGTTTTACCGATGCACAAATAACAACACTCCTCATGCTTTTACCGGCTCTCCATATTACGGAGGCAGAAGGGCATCACGAACAATGCCCAGGACCGGGCATCGATGCCGGCCTCTGGAAGTTAATCAATCACGTCGTATCAGAGCAACGGAGGTTTCCTAAATAATGGACGATGCTATCGTTGAGAAATTGATATCAAATATCAAGAGAGAGATCCGGGAGCTTACCAGGACGGAACACATAGAGCCGACTTATCTTGACTTTATTGAATGTCCTTTGGACATTGTGAATGAGACGATCGACGGAGAATATGACAAAGCAAAAAGGGGGATCCTCGAATGAGCCTAGTAAACTTTATCTGTCCGGACGGAGGGAGGATCTCCGTTGATAAATGCCTACAACAAGGCGGTTGTCGCATGGGAGATCGATGCGCAACTCGTCCCTACCTAATGATGGCCAAAACAGAAAGACCGGTAAGAGCAAAATGTATTAAGTGCGGAGAGATCTATTCTCATCCGCCAGGGAGCCAAAAGTTTTTCTTTAAGTGCGATTATTGCAACGGCGATGTTGAGTATCTACCATCAACGACGCAGTTGATCCAGGGAACAAAAGCAGCTTTCCTTAAACTAACAACCGACTTTAGTATCTCTCCGGATGGCCGGGCCTTTATGATTACAGGGACCAAAGGACACTCGGCTCTCGAGAGTTTCGAGGATGAATTAAGTTTTGTCGAGGAGAAGTTTGAGGATGCAAACGAAACAGGAATTGCAGACGTATTGACCGTTGAGGATGGCGAGACTATCCTTTCCGATTATAAGGTGTCTGGATCCTACAAAGTGGCCAAAGCTCTCGGGTTTGTAACGGTTGCCGAGCCTATCGATGGAGAGTTTTTCAAGTCCGGTCCAAGAAAAGGCGAGCAGAAAACTCGCAAAGTTGTCCGGAGGATCCTCAAGGAGATCGATCGCTTTGAGTGGGCCTTGCAGTTGAACAAATACAGGATCGAATACGAGAAGCGTGGATTTAAAGTCGACAAGATGAAAATCCAATGCGTTGTCCGGGATGGTAACACCTACATCGCAAGGCAAAGAGGAGTCTTTCGCAACGTCTATTATTTCGATATCGAGAGATTGGACGATCAATTTGTTTTAGACTACTTTGCAAAAAAGAAAAAGGATCTCTTGTTGGCCCTAAAGATTGGTCGATGGGATCCGATTTGTAGCAACCTTGAGTGTTGGGATGGACTCAAGTGCGCCTCATATTGCGAGTGCGCTGCGAGCTGTCCTCAAGGTAAATATTTAATGAGGGAAAAACTAAAGGAGGGTGATACTATGCCAATCAAAGGCCTATCAGAAACAAGGCGCTTGCCGAGGATGGGAAAACTTAGGCTCGGAGTGATGGTCGAAAGTCCGGGGAAAAATTCATATCCAAAAGAAGTGAAACATTTTATCCTGGATCCGGCTGTTGCCAATCCAGAAGAACATAAAAAGCTCATCGATATTTTTGAGTCCAAGTATGGAAAAGAGCCGACCTCGATCGATATCATGTTTCCGGTCGCAGATCTTGAGCATATCTTTCCGCAGTATTACAAGAGTTATGGCTCCGGATCTCTAATGAAATGCAAGGGCGATGGATCAAAGGCGGAGACAAACGACCAGGAGTATATGTCAAAGCTAAAAAACATCGGGGACGGCGACTTTGGAAAGATCGTCGAGTGCGCCGGCAAAAATTGCCCTTACTATATGAGTAAGAAATGCTCCGAGGTCGCAACGCTTTCGGTCCTATTGCCGGAGTTGCCGGGATCCGGAGTTTGGCAAGTTTCGACAGGATCTATCCACTCGATCCTCAATCTAAACTCTTGTTTTGATTACATCCGTGCGCTTGCCGGACGTTTTCACATGATCCCCTTGAGGTTGGAACGCCGGGAGCAAGCTATCTCTCACGACGGAAAGAAAACAAAGCACTACGTCCTCCATATCAATCTCGAGCTTTCCTTAAAGGATCTCCAAAATAGAGCAATGATCGATCCGGTTAAGTCCGCTATGGAATTGCCGCCGATCGCCGACGAGGCAAAAGATCTCTATCTCGAACATAACGAGACGATCAATCCGGAAACGCCTCCGATTGAGCCGGAAGTTGTCGACTCGGAGTCTCCTCCGCCTCAACCTCTCCCGGACCAATTAGGAAATAATGATGGAACAGATCCGGGACCTAACCAAAAGGCTCAAAAGACTACGCAGCCGGCCGGATGGGACGATGATCCGACTCCGGAACAAGCCGAGCTTGCAATGCAAATCGAGGCGGCAATCAAAGAGTGTGAAACAACCGTGATCCTTAACGGAGTAAAGGGGCATTTCGAGCCTCACTTTAGAAAGGACTCTAAGGATCTTACAGGGAAGCAGCGCCAAGATCTAAACGAAACCTTTAAAAAACACGCAGCAGTTTTGATCGAGGATAAGAAATAATGGACCGGCCTATATTAGAGTCGAGCCAAGTCTACGGCGGAGGACCTTATTGTAATCCGTCAGATCATCCGGCCGAAAGGCCGGAGGATCAAGGTCCATTTATCTGCGGCTATTGCAATGAGCGAGAAGTCAAAGAGGATGGAGACATTTGTCCGGAATGTTTCTCAGGAATGGAGGATAAAGAAGATGAAAAAAATTGACGAATTAAAATTGAGGTTAAGAAGTCTCGGGGCGTTTAGCTCTGTCCAGATTAAAGAGATCGGGCATCAGATCTACTTGACGACCGCTTATCGTAGAGTGCAAGAAATGGTCGCCAGGGGAGATACTTTTATGAGGATCCCTGCGGCAGAGTGTATCTTGAGAGGGTTGGTTAGGAAAGACAACAAGCGGATTGCCTGGTTTGAATTAAAGGGGGGATCTTGATTAGATCGTATGAACTTGTCCCGGTCGCAAAGCCTCGAATGACACAACGAGATCGATGGTATAAGCGTCCGGCAACAAAAAAGTATTGGGATTTTAAAGAGAGAGTCCAGGGGTTTAGGATCGACGTCCCCGAGTCCGGATCTCATATTCTCTTTATTCTTCCGATGCCGGCATCTTGGTCGAAGAAGAAGAAAGCGGCTATGTATGGAACTCCACACCAACAAAAGCCGGATAAAGACAATCTCGAAAAAGCATTGTTAGACGCTATATTTGACGACGATGCTCATGTTTGGGATAGTCGAGTCTCAAAGTTGTGGGGATATACCGGGATGATTGTTATCGAGGAAGATTGCGAGATCCCTTTTAGCATTTCCAATATGTTATCTTGAAAGGAGTTAATTTTGTCGAGAGAATATGGAAAGGTCCTATTTTTAGATAAAGAAATGACTCAAGGGGACGTTAATCAAATGGTCCAATTTTTTAGGGCGCATGATCTATTCATCGACGCAATATCCCCGGAAGGATTGATGCAGGTCCCAAACGAGAGATTGTTTGATTACATGATGGATCCTTATAAATATATGGCTGCTCGTCATGGAATTAGTCGAGAGGCTTACGTTGAATGGGTAGATCATTACAACGAGCCTCTATGTAAAGCAACAACGAAAAAAGGGAGGCGTTGTCGATCTATGTCTTACATCCCTATGGATCCGGTTAAGTATTTTGAAGAAGGAGACCGGGTAAAATACTGTGTTCAACATTATAAAATGTATGGAAGGAGCTAATAATGGGGAGAGATTATCAACCGTCAACGTGCCGCTCTTGCGGCGCTAAAATCATGTGGGTTGAAACGAAAAAAGGTAAGAATATGCCGATCGACCACAACGAGAATCTCGAGAGTCTTTGGGCCGAGAGGACAAAGCCGATGTTTGATGCCGAGTCCATGACGTCACATTTCGACACTTGTCCGAACGCATCGGATCATCGGCGATGAGCATATTTACTTACTACTTTAAACTTTTATTTACACCCGAGCCGATCGCTCCAATAGTGATCGTTGTCTTTGGCGGCTTGATGTTTTGGGCCGGCCATAGTAAGAGAGGAAAACATGAAAATAATACAGTTAAACGCACAGAACATTAAGAACCTAAAAGCAGTTGAGATCCGGCCGGATGGATCCGCCGTTGTATTAGAGGGAAAGAACGGCGCCGGCAAGAGTGCGATCCTTGATGCAATCTTTACAACGCTAACCGGCAAACGTCTCGAGGATCCTATCCGGCACGGCGAGTCGAAAGCTCAAGTTGTTGTCGACCTGGGAGATCTCCTTGTTACAAAATCCTGGACTCAAAAAGGCGAATATCTCAAGGTTGCCAACAAGGACGGCGCAGAGTATGGCTCTCCGCAACAAAAGCTCAACGAGAGAATCGGGAGCTTGTCGTTTGATCCCCTGTCATTTAAGTCTCTGAAAGATCAAGGTCAAGTCGATTATTTACAGGATCTCGTCGGGCTTGATTTTACTGAGTCTCTTGATAAGGAAAAGGCCGCCTTTGATGAGAGGACGGCTGTCAACCGGGTTGTTAAAAACCTGGCCGTTGAGATCTCAAATATGGATCCGGCGGATCCGAAAACGGCAACCGAGGAAATCTCTATGGCCGCAGCGCTTTCCGTACTTAAAGATCTAAAGCGCTGGAAAGAGGAGTATAATGCGAGCCTTGATGCAAGAGATCAAAAGGAGGAGGACGTCGAGGATGCAAAAAGGCAAATCATCGATCGGGAAAAACGGATCGAATTATTAAAGGAAGAAATTGTCGAATTTAACGCCGTCCTTGTTGATAGACAAAAGATCTTATCCGATCACGTCTTGCCAAAGGAGATCATGGACGGACAAATCGAGAAAGCCGAGGACGGCTTGCAGAACCTCGAGGCGACCAACATCAGGATCCGGGCAGCCAATACTTATAAAGAAAAAAGATCCTCTTATGAGGGCGCTTGTAAGGACGCCGACGAGCTTACGAAAATGATTGATGAGTACAAGGCGATCCGAGGCCGTATGCTTAAAGATGCAAACTATCCGGTCCCTGGCCTATCGATCACGGAGCAAGGCGTCGACTACAACGGCGTATTATTTACCAGGCTATCAACCGGTCAACAAGTGAAAGTCTCAACAGCGATCGCTATGGCCTTAAATCCGGATCTCCGGGTAATCTTGATCCGAGAGGGATCCTTGCTTGACCGTGAGGGCCTCGAGTCGGTTGTCGAAATGGCAAAGGATAAGGATTATCAAATCTGGATCGAAAAAGTTGCCGACGAAAAATCCTCCGGGATCTTCATCGAGGATGGATCCGTCAGGGAGGGGGAAGCAGTTGTTTAGGTCCTACAAACAAACAGATCGATCGAGCTGTGTTGCCTGTGTTGCCGCTATGGCAACCGGCACGTCCCCGGAGACTTTTGTCGCATATGTAAAGGCAATCCATCCGGGAGAGGACGTCAAGCCGCCGTATTCGGATATCGATCTGCAAAAATACCTCCTACAATTCGACACGATTATAGGAGTAGGCGCCGGGACCGTCTCAAAGGACAACGACGGAGAGTTGTTTGGAGAGGCATCCTTCAATATAAAGGAGTACCCGGCTTATGTGTCCGTTAAGTCCGAACGAGACGAGCAGTACGAACACGCTTTATATTGGGATGGATCGCAACTTTGGGATCCTAATCCAATGAGCGCAGATGGCCGGGATCCACTATCTTATCAGATCGTCGGATGGTGGCCGGTTATTGAGTTAAAGCATAAAGTTTTACCGCCGTTAAATTAAACCGTATCACTAACCAGGAAAGGAAAAACCAAAATGAAAGAGCTAGTATTTCCAACACCGCACGGACCGGTTGTATTGCGTCCTCGCCAAGTTATTAAGGCGGAGGGTATTTACTTTATGATCGAGTCTGTGAACGAAGTACGAAACGGCCGGCAACTCCGGGCGTATCAGTTGAACGAGGCCGATGCGCTCAAGTATTATGTTCCGACCGCTCCGGCCGTAGCAGCACCGACGGCCGGCCAGGTCCCGGCTCATGTAGCGCAAACGGTCCCGGAGACAACACCGGCAGCAGCCGCAGCACCGGCCGCACCGGCAACACCGCCTCCGGCTGCGGCAATACCGCCTCCGGCAACGCCTGGCCAAGTCCCAGGGGCAGAGGCAGCACGTCCGGGAGAGGTCCCAACGGAACCGGCTCCGGAAGCGGCTCCTCCTGGGGAGGTCCCGGCATCGATGGTGCCAGGAACCGGCAACCCGGAAGATGGTCCGAAACCGATCCAGGGTTTGACGAAAGAGGAAACTCAAGCCGGCCTTGCGGACGGAAGATACACCCAGGACTCGGAGGGCAATGTCTTTGCGAACCCGGACGCTCCGTCGGGAGATCCTAGAGACACGCCTAATCATATTATTAACCCGGCGGCTGCGGATAACCTCACGAAAGAGCAAATCCAAGACGCCCAAAAGTAAGAGGAAGTTGTGGCCAATCCCCAAGTCGAGAAAGGCCACGTCCGGATCAGCAACGAGTTATTCGATGCGATCATCAATTACAAGGGATTAACCGGCGTGGATCTAAAACTGATCTTTTTTGTGATCCGTAAAACCTACGGATGGAACCGCAAGAAAGTACAATTTTCCTATGGGGATGTGGCCCGAGGATGCAATGTCGATCGTGCCGGCGTATTGAAGTCGATACGTCGGCTCGTCGACCAAAAGGTCCTCTTTATTCAGCACACAACCGGGGACCGGAACTCGAACATAATAGGACTCAACAAAAATTACGATCAATGGATCAATAACGTATCATGGGAGGGATGAACATGGAAGTCAAAAAGCCGATTATGGATCAAATTCAAACGCTCAAAGGGGCCGAGTTTATTTGCGAGTTGCCTGTTTGGGCCAACAGGAAAGGGGCGGAGTTAGTTGCTTATAAAACAACGGTGATCCTACTACATAAAGACAAAGAGCCTCATTATCTCGACACGGAGAAAAGGATCTTTGTTAAGGTCGAGAGCGCCGAGATACTCGAACACCTTGCCAAGATTAAGAAGCGCAAGGATGAGGCTGCGGCCAAAGCGAAGGAAAAAAAGAAGCCGGCAAAAAAGAAAAAGTTGCCGGACGTGCTGCGCTGCAAGAGGACCGTATCGATCTCCGCTCGGTACAGTTTTACGGTTAAGGAAAGCAGCATCATTGCCAGGGATCTCGGCCGACGCACTATCGATAAGGCCGGAGTCGAGGATGAGAAAAAATCCATCATGTCCGATTTTAAGGACCGCCTGGACCGGATCAGTATGGACGTCAATAAATTGTCTCGCAACATCGTCGATGGTTACGAGTATCGAGACTTTAATTGCTACATTGTCAAACATTTTAAGGAGAAGGTTAAGCGTTTCCATAACAAGCTCAATGATGAGGTTGTGGATGAGGCGCCGTTGGATCCTTCCGATTATCAGTTGGACCTCGAGGACTAAATGAAATACTGCGGACTCGCTTATGATGATAAGGCTTTTAAAATTGACGGCCCGGCCTTTGCGTACTCTTTAATGGTAGATGCAAAACTCAAAGAGGACAGATGCGAGTCCCGGTTTATTAAATGTATAACTCCAATAATCGAAAAGACGGCCGTAATCATGGTCGAAAATGGGCTGTTAAAATGATCGAAAAACGCCATAGCAAAACAACAATAATTAGAGTACCCTGTGGGCGGCCGGTTGAGATCCGGCTGCCTGTTTGGGCCAACGATGAGGCAAAGATCCGGGTACAAGCGGATCCGACTCAACTTTGGCGACATATTATTTTATTGACACAACCGGGACATTTTACTCATTACTACAATCAAAGGACGGAAAGGTGGAAAGCCTTAAAATAGCTTGTCCGGAAAGGAAAAAAATCGATGTTTATCAAAATCAAAAATCATCTTATCAACTTGGCGCACGTTACCGATATCATAATCCATGAAAAGGAAAAGGAGATCTTGTTTTTCTTCTCAAACGCCTCGGACTCACACCTTAAATATACGGTGTCCGGGAAAGATGGGAAAGGGCAAATCATTTCACAAGCGGAATACGATCGCCTTGTAGATCTATGTTCGATCGACGGATATGAGGGAGCGGATGGGTTGTTAGATATTATGGATCCATTCAAGGACCTCAATCCTCTAAAATGCGTCGGCTTTGAGGAGTTTTTACAAATGGAACATGGAGCGCAGTTTGTCGGGACCAAAGACACGATCGTCGATGGTTATGCCGACTGGATCTCGGATATGGATCCGGAGGATTTGATCCGGTTGGGGGACAAATATGCAAAAGTCAAGGCGGCCGCTTTCGGAAGATGCCGGGCGTGTGGATGCACGGACGAACACGCCTGTCAAGGTGGATGCTCCTGGCTTACGCCGGCGCATGATCTTTGCTCCGCCTGTGGGGGAGGCGATCATTGAAAAAAATTACTATGATGCAACTCCGAAAAACGCCCGGCAAATATATTTATTGGCTTGTCGGGCATAACCGGGAGTCGTTTATCGTTACCAATCAAGGCAAGCCGATCGCAAAAATAACGCCTTATAAGGGGGAAAAGAGAAAATGAAACCGATCGCTTTTAAAAATTCAAACACGGTGTACGCAAAGGATCAGCCGGAATATTTAGACTTGCCGGCACTCCGTATGGAAAATGGCCAGGTAACGAGCTTGTGGAGCTTGTCCTGGATCGAGCGGATCCGGATCTTATTGTCGGGCCGGATGTTTTTTACTGTCTGGACCTTTAATAATCCGCTACAACCACAACGGCCGCACTTGGATCTTTCGGAGGTTGTTAAGATCCCGGAGCCGGTGGAGGGTTGGAAGCTCCCGGACGGCGAGCTTGAGGTCCGGTTTAAATATTCAACAGGGGAGGAGCGGATATATAATGTCCAAAGGAGCGCTGTCATTGCGCTTGAGGAGGGATCTTCACTACGGATTGAAACGTCGCATCCAAAACATCGGGAGGAGTGTCGTATAAGCGTCCAGGAGGCGCTCAATTTATGATAGGATCCGCAAGAGTAAACGGTGTCCGGGTGTGCAAGTTTGAAATACAAGAGCCGTCTCTCTTATCAAAAGCGATCGGCTTTTGGAGCGACAAAGTTGTCCCGGTCCTCTTATTGGCGGCATCCTATTTATGCTTTGCTATTGCATTGGGAGGGATTCTGTCGTGAGTAAATACGATCAAACAATCACAAGTATTGTCATTGATTTTGGAAAGGGCGTCAAGCGAGATTATCAACTTAATAAAGAGTTGAGCGATGCTATCTCTAACGGCCGAGCTATTCGTATAGAGGTAACTCATCCGAAATATGCGGAGACTTTTCTCGCTATTGAGGTTAAACCATTATGAGCAAATGCTTACTAATAGCCCTGTGGATAACCCTGTTAACAACTTGTGGATTGCTTGTGTATTGGATGGTTTGCTGTTGTCTGTGGGCAACAAAGGTGTTGTCTCCAGGCAACAGACGTGTTGTCTCCAGGCAACACCCTATATATACAACCAATGAAAGACAACAAAAACAATTAGTAGTTTCGCTCTATTAGAGCGCTGCTGTTGAAAATCTTGGAGGTTTAACCCTATGGATAAAAAAGGCATTAAAAAAATCAAGACTCTACATAAGAAACTCGTTAAAGAGGCAAGCAAGCATCCATCGAGATTAAGAAATGCGTTGAAGGATAATTTTGAGGAAACGATGGACAAGAAAGCAAGGATCAAGAATGTAAAGATCAAAGCAAAAGGATCCTCATCCGGTACGGTTAAGGTTGAAACATCAACAAAGGATCCAAAAGATATTGCTCACAAGGATATTTTACAGATCATCTATGATTTACTACCAGGAGCAAAGACCAAAGCCGGTAAGCAAAAAAGATCAAACAAAAACGCATCGGATTTGATATATAAGGCGGTCCTTGATTATCTCATCCGTGAGCGCAACGTGATTAAGATCCGAAACCATGTAATCCTTGAAAGCGACACATATCAAAAGCTCCGTGAAAGAGCTATGGTCGAAGGATCTAAAATCGGTGCTGACGCCGTTTTTAAGCGATTCAAAAAGAAAAGCCTGTGGAGACGGTTAAGGTGTGCCTTTAAAGGCTACGTTCATTGAATACAGCTTATTAACAGGTATCTAAAAGAGGGGAGGGGAGAGAATTATGACATGGATAGAAGTCCGCAAGGATGTAACATTTAATAGGATGGCAATGATTTTCCTTTGGATTGTGCTACTGCTTGACTGTATAGTCGTGCATGGCTGTCTGAGGAAAGAACAACAAGAGGCGATCAAGAGTGTCAAGGAAGTGGCTCAAGTAAAGAAGGATCTCATTAAAATAAAAGACGATCTATCGTATGAAAAGAGCGTTTTCTGGAAACAAAAAGAGATTGTCAGCGAGATCCAGAGGATGCTCGAGAATCATTACGGCCATGTTTACATCGATAAGAGGCCGATTTATTGGAGGGAGGATCTATAAATGGCAGCTTATATTTGTGCAAAGCAATATCGTGGGGTATTGGTAGGAGGAGGATGGTACGGCGACGAGCCGTATTGCCATAGTTTCGTTGATAAGCCCGGCGAGGATTGTGCGGAGTGTAAGGCGGTTATCAAGACGATCGAGAAGCAACGAGATAAACCAATCATATCGGAGGAGTAGATGAGTATAGATCCGGGAACAAACGAAAACTTTTACGATCCGAGGTTTGATAAAAAGACATTGAAGTTTTGCGATCGATGTAAAGCAATGAAGTCTCGATCACATATTAAGAAGTGCAAAAAGAGAGGCAAATTATGAACGCAAAGAAAGCTAAAGCGCTCCGCCGGTTTGTTTTTAACATCATGGCAACCAGGCGGACCAAAGCCTCATGCAAACAACTCTACGCAGCCGCAAAGAAAGATTATGCTTGCGGTCGCATCGTTATCGATAAGTCTCAATAATCCCCCCACGTCGAGCGTCGTTGCCGCCAGGCAACAGGATAAATCAATATCCTGGAAACTCCTTGACAAATCCATAAACATTATGCCTATAATGTAAGCATAACGGCTTGGGATGTATCATTACAACCTCGGGAGAGTCCGGACACCCTCCCGGGGTTGACCTCATAAGCCGTTTAATCCCATGCTAGAACAATGAGAGAGGACTACTGCATGGGCGTAGATGATATGAAGAAGTATAGATTTAAACCCGGCGAGTCCGGAAACCCTCTCGGCCGGCCCAAAGGCTCCCGAAACATCACAACCAACCTCAAAGAACTACTCGAAATCGAAATCGAAACGGAAGATCCACTCTCCGGAGAAAAGACAACCATGCCGGTTGCAGCTTTACTCAATGCCCGGCTTGTGCGCAAGGCTCTTGATGGATCAGAGAAAGCGATCCGGGAGATCTACGATCGCATTGAGGGACGTCCAAAACAAAAGCTCGATGTTACAGCCGATGCAAAGATTAAAGGATTTCTTAATGCCTGTATGTCTAAGGCCGTCAAAGGCAATGAGGGGGCCGCATGATCCAGGCTGTAAACCAATCAGTCGAATATAATGAGGATGCGATGATCGAAACTTATCGCAAGATGCACAGATCCCTTGTTGACTTCCGGGCGATCGGACTCATCAATGATCCGACAGACGAGGCGCCGCCGGCAAACTTTCATTTCCAATGGTCCCATCTTCTATTAGCCGGTATGGATAACGAAGCGATCGAGGGATATCGAGAGAGCGCCAAAGGCCAATACGTCCTCCGGTCCTTTCCGCTTTACCGCTTGAAGTTTCCAAAGAGATCCCAATCATATATCGTTTTAATTAAAGCCAATCAGAAGCTCGCAGAGAATAAGCTGCTTGAGATCGAGGACGAATACTCGAACAATCCGCTATTAAACGCTAATTGCGAGGAGATCAAAGTCCGGTCCGGTAAAGTTTTCTCGGTGGACGTCCGGGATGAGCAAGGCGAGATTATCAACATCCGCATCGAGGCCTATGGTAAGGGAGCATCCATCCGGGGATTATCCAACTTAGATCGTCGTCCGGATATCGTAATCATCGATGATCCCCAGGACAAAGAGGATTCAAAGTCCGAGACGGTCCTTGCGAACGATTGGGATTGGTTCCTATCTGATATCATGTTTTTGTCGAAGAAGTGCCGCATATTCCTTATTGGTAACAACATGGGCGACAAGTGCATCATTGAGCAAGTGCGCAGAAATGCACAGATCCTCGGGTTTAACTTCCGTCGAGTTCCGGTTATGAATAAGATGGAGATCCCATTGTGGCCAATCCGGGAAGTCCGGGAGAATATTCTCAAAGAGCGAGAAGCGTACCGATCGATCGGCAAGATTGATATTTGGCTGCAAGAAAGAATGTGTCTCTCGATTGACGAGGAGACAAAGGTATTCAAAAAGATCTATCGTGCGTACTACTCGGCCGGGAACAAAATAAACATCGCCGGTCAATCATCGATCTATGTAACTTTGGATCCGGCATCGAGCAAAGAGAAATCATCTTGCTATCGTGCTTTTGTCGTCAATGCAGTAACTCCCGATAATCTTTGGCATCTTATGGACGTGCCATATGGCTTTTGGGACTCGGTGGAATTGATCGACCAAATGTTTGATATCGTTTGCAAGTGGAGGCCTGTATGCGTTGGGATCGAGAAAGGTATTTATAAGCAAGTGATTGAGCCTTTCATCGATATTGAAATGCGTCGTCGAAACATTTACTTTGAGATCCGTCCATTGGAGCATGGTAAGGAAGGATCCAAACTCGAGAGGATCAAGATGCTCGCTCCTCGCTTTAAGGTTAAGACAATCCTATTCCCAACGGAGCCGGTGGATCCCTGGGTTGCGGAAATGGAGGCCGAAATGGAGGGCGTTACAAAGGATCGGATCAAGAGTCTCCGGATCGATCTCGTCGATGCCCTGGCAATGCAATCGCAGATCGCAGAGCCTCCGGTTAGAATGTCGTCGATATATACAACTCCAAAGGGAAAGAGAATCATCCCGGGTATGGAGCCTAAAATACAACAGATGATCCAGGGATCGAGACAGTATCATCCCTCACAATTACCGAGACAGGCCATAACAGATTAATAGGAGGACATGATGCGCACAAATCATATGATATTAGGACGGACATTAAAAGCCGGTTTCTTCACGAGCCTTGCATTAGCGATCGGAGGAGGACTAGCAATCGGAGCCGGCGTACAAAGCGTGTTGAGGCCAAAGCAAAAGTCTCAAGCAGCTCCGGCAGCAACTCCTATAAAAACTCCGGACGCCTCAACATTGCAGCAAAAGGCAGCCGATACAGCGTCCGAGACAGCGCTCAAGAAACGTCGGGCAAGAACGACAACAGTTTTAACCGGTCCCCGGGGATTATTGACGGAGCCTAAAACCGAGCAAAAAGGCCTCGCCGGGACGTTAGGATAATATGAAATATCCGAGAAAATGGGAAGAAATAAACAACGATGATACAGCCGGAGCCGCACGTCTCAAAGTGTTTGGAGGGTGGATCGTTTGTGCATGGAGCAATATCGAAACATCAGAGTCAATATGCTTTGTCCCGGACAAAATACATGAGTGGGAGTTGGAATAATATGCAAATACGACAAGCAGAGAAAAGAGATATCCCTCAAATGATCCCAATGGTCCGGGCTTTCCATAAGGAAACGCTCGAGCCTTTTGGTATGGGTTATGACACGCTATCGGTGGAGAAAACGCTCACAGCTTTTGTTGATTATCACGTTGGACTTGTTGTTGAGGTTGATGGAGATCTCCCGGGATCCACGCATATCGTCGGGTTGATTGGCGGCGCCATTGTCCCATCGTTTACAGATCTCCGGATCAAGATATTCTATGAGTCGATGTGGTATGTCCTCCCGGAGCATCGTGGAGGATCTAACGGTATCAAGCTCCTCAAATTAGTTGAGGATTATTGCGTTAAGGTAGGAGTCAATAAGATCGTGATGATTGGGATGTATAACGATAACCGTGAGAAGCTCGCCGGGTTTTATAGCCGGATGGGATTTAAAGAGCTCGAGATCCATTATATAAAGGACTTGCCTAATGCCATTTAAAATAAAACGCAAAAAC